ACCCCCGTCAACGGACTAACATATTTAGTCTGTGCTACACTTGTTCTGAATTGTGAACTTGTGTTATCATCAATAGATACATTAACACCTATCCCCTGCAACGCTCTAGCTCTCATTACATCCGTATTGACCGCCCCAAGATTGAATAGATTTTGATTCACTTTATCTACTGCCTCAACTATTTTAGTATCTCCTGCTCGATTGTTTTCATCTAAACTTTTTATTCCATCTTCTAAGCCTTTTAGCGTTTTGTCCAAAGCGTCTACCATTTTAACTTCTTTAATGTTTACAAATGGCAATTTATTAACCATTTTAATAATCCCATTTATAAGCCATTCAAATCCTTTTAAAATTGGTTTTATCCCTTTTAAAACAAATATACTCGTTTTCATCGTGACTTTAGCCACTACTTTTAACACATCTACAAAAAGTTCTAAGAAAGGTAATAGCAATTCAAGTATTGGTACAAGTACCGCCCCTACTATGTTTGCGATTTCCGCCATTATCGGTGCGATTTTCTCCATAAACGCTTTAAATTGGTCGCTCTCGCCCAATATTTGCATTAAGCCACCCAATATGTCCCCACTAAATATTCTTACTAATCCTTCACCGACTGCTCCTGCCGCTTCCATTACTGCACCAGTTAATGCACCAGCTAACTTTTTAACACCAGCATAAGCCTTACTAGCTCCGTCGCTTAGGACTTTAAAAGCTACTTGCCCTGCTGCTCCTGCTGTCCCACTTCCGCCGTCTTTCGCACGCCCAAACTCGCCACCTAATTCTCCGATATATTTTTTTATATTGGTGTTAGTTTTTTCTAACGTCGCCTTAAATTGTTTGCCCATTCTTTTTACAGACTCACCAACATTAAAATAGAATAACCGCCATTCAGTTGAGAGGTCATTGCCAAATATAACAGACTCTTTAGCACCGCCTTTTCCTTCTTGCGACGCTTGTTTTTCTGGTATAAAACTCAATGCGTCATAGGTGTTTTGAAGCTCTTTTGTGCTTTTTATTATACCATCTACCTTCTCAATCAAACCATCCAGTCCACTTACATTCATTTTTTTACCAAAGATCTCTATTCTACCAAGATCACTCAAGCTTCCAATTATATCACGCATAATATTATAAAAATACAATTTTAGCCCCAGCAACATACTTTTTAAAGGTTTGACAACCAATTTATCAAAACTTCTAGCCAATCCCATATCTACAAGAGTTTCCATTTTTCTGCTCATCTTCTCAATCCAAGGCATCGACTTATTAACCATATCAATTAAGGCGTTAGCAATTTTCAAGGCGACTGGCAATAATGCTTTTCCAAGAGTCTTACCCAAATCAACCGACCTAGCTTTTAGGTATTTAATTCTATTAGCGAAACTATCACTTGTCCGAGATATGTCGCCCATTGCGTCGCCTGTTTGTTCTAATATCAGTTCAAATGTCGCCATTGCCTTAGCGGATGTCCTCGCTGTTCCTGTTAGTCCTGCCATACCATTATCCAACATCCTAGCTTTTATATCACTATCTAAAATCGAAACACCTAATTCCGTTAAACCGTCTTTATTCCCCATTATAGCCTTTGTTACAATTTTTGAAGCTCTAGCTGTTCCACCTTGTAAGTTGTTATAAGAGGCTAAATCTGCGGAAATCTGTTGTACTCTATTAGAAAGGTTTAAAGCGTTATCTGCTGTAAACCCAAAACCTTTTAATAAATCACCAGTATTACTTAATAGTTTTTTACTTTCCAAACTTGACATCAAATACCCTTTTGATAGTGCCTTTGCTGTCTCTTCTGCTTTTTTAGTTATTCCACTAAATGCTGTATCAAACTTCGCCTGTGTTTCTTCCATATCGCTTGCTAATTTAACGCTTGCAATCCCAACTCCAACCATTGCCGCACCAGTCGCAACTGCCATTTTTTTCGTTATCTGAACAATGCTTTTAGATACTCCTTTAAACATCTTTACAGCTTTTTTGTGGTCTTGTGCTAACCTCGATAGTTCAAGCCTTACTTCTGCTACTATATCACCTATTAATGCCACTATAACCCCTCCCTTTTTTTAGTGGGGATTACCACCTCTTTTATATATTTATCATATCCTTTTTTATTAAACTTCCCATTAATTATAAAATCTTTTATTGTCTTGAAATTCAAATCTTTAAGCTGTTTGTATCCTAGTATATCATCAAAATTAACAGACTCTCCGCCACCGTATGCTACTACAGAATTTAAGATATAAAGTTCTATTATATGTTCCCTTTTAAACTTCATTTCAAAAGCTTGATTCTCAATATGAAGCTCAAAAGGTGTCATATCCCAAAATTCCTCTGTTTGCAATCCTAAACTCTTAGCAAAAATCAACTTCTCCATTATGTTCTGCTCTTCTCCGCCTGTACTTTTTTTACTTGGGAACTTATAACCTACTTCTTCGCCCCTAAAAGCTTTCCCAACGCATCGCCAACAGCTTCTATATACTGCTCAACCTTATCTTCTTTTAAATCATCTAGTAAATCCTCTATTGTTTTATAAGAGAGAGCTGCGAACATTATATCGTAAACGTCTGTAATATTGACATCACCCTTCCCCATTTCTCTTGCAAACTCCATTATATCTCTTCCAGTATCTTTTTTTAATTTATATATTGCTCTATGTGTTAATTTTAATTCTACCTCTCCGCTTTTTAATTCAACTATCATATTTTCCCCCTGTTTTTTTATTAAAGGTAGGCTATAAGCCTACCTCTTTTTTTTATGATTGTACTCCTTCAACTGGTTTATTTGCAATTCTTATTGTAAAACTAAATGTTTGTGGATCTCCATTTGTAGGGCTACAATCTGTTACAAATCCATCAGCTGTCCACTTCTTGCTCCCTGCTACATCCTCAAAAGCATACTCTACAGTTGCCAATGTACCATTACTTGTTCCTGCCTCTATTATTGCTTGTTGTGCTGCCGATCCATCAGCCTCTAGTTGATAATTGAAGCTACCGCTTATTGTTATTGTTTGATCCCCTGCTATCGCCTCGTTATATCCATCAGAGCTATCATCTTTCACATCTATTTCATCGACTGAAATAGATATAGATAAATCTCCTTTTGTATTTTCTAAATTATTCGCTCCTATTTTTAAATAAGATAATTCTTTACCTCTGTAACCTGCCATTTCTAACCTCCTATGTTTTGATATAAATGATAATTAACAGCCATTATATACCTCATTTGCTCGTCTCTTCCCAATTCAAGTATACCGCTCAATAACTTAAAACCTACAAGTCCGTTCGTTCCGCTACTAAGTATTTGTGATATATCTTTATAATCCATCCCGTGGAGTGTTTTCATCAGCCTTCTTATATTCTCCATACACTCAACATAACTTTTACTAGCTATTTTTATTTGTACCGTCGGCTCTGCCATATCACTTCTACCCTCTTGTACTCCAAAACCACCTGTATTAGTTATCAGTATATAATTTTCTAATTCTGTTGGTGGATCTATTACAAATACATTATCAAAATCTTTTGCTATTAAAATATCTGCCATTTCAATATTCATTTTAAACCTCTCTTTGTTGCCTTTGCTATATCACTAAGATATTTGCTTGAGTTCTCTTTTAAAGGGGTCTCTAAGTATTTCCATTGTGTTCCAGGCTCACTATATTGCCTAGCCTCTACTTCGTGGACTTTCAGAGCATAATCTACTCTACTATCTCCAAAGCTAACTTTAGAAAAAGCACCTTTGCTATCCACACCATTTTCAACCTTTCCACTCTTTCTAAGATTACCACTTGTACCACTTTCGAGTGGTGACATAGGTGTAATAGCAAGTGATTTATTCAATAGATCTGCCCCTGCTAAATATGTTGCCCGTTTCCCTTCATCATTCATTCTATGAACTACCCTTGCTAAATTTAGCAATACATCCTCTATAGCCATATCTTAGTACCGATAGTTTCACCTGTTACCGTTCGCATTGGATTAACTTTAACAACTTTTCTTAATTGTTCTGTTAAAAATCTATTACCTGCCCACGTCTTGAACTCATCCCAAGTCGTTAAACTATCCCAATCTGTGTCCCCAATAGTTCCAGTCTCTTCTATTAATCCTCGATACAGTATATCATCTTTTTCAAGTGTTTTATTTGTGTATATTACTGTTTCATAAGTTGTACCATCTTGATTACGTGTCGTTCTTGGTCTGATAGAGGCTTTACACTCAAATCTAACATAACTATTAACAGGCTTTCCAAACTTATCATATCCACCTGTTTTATCTTCTCTGAATACTGTTAGATCATCATTAAGCGGTATAGTATTAACATACTCCATAACATCTACCCCCTATTATAACTTTTCTTTATCCACGGATCTAAACTTTTAATCACCACATTAGATACAACATTATCAATTTTATTTGTTTCTTTTCTAACTGCCACATCATCAAAAGTAACGCTTGCACCTTCTATACTCTGTGACTTTATCCCTTCAGCTTTTAGTTCGTCTATACCATCAGAACTTGCCCTCTTGTCTAAAATAGCCAAGCTTTCTACAGCTGTAGCAATTTTAACTTTTTGAGGTGTTACAGCCTCTGTTCCATTCAAATATAACATAACTATATTTCTTGGAAATTCAAGAGGCTGCCCTGTATCATATTTCATAAATCTTAAATTCAAACTATCAATGTTTCTAGTTGCCATTTTCAAAGCTGTTTCTTTTGTGGTTTCTGTTGCATTTGTCCAGTTCTCAATGTCAAAGTAATCAGACAGTATAACATCAGCTTCTGCGACACTTATATAACTATCTACATCCACTACTACTGCCATTCTTACCCCTCCTTATACGTGTTATCTTCAAGGAGTATATCAAATGCAGCGAAAACTGACATACCACTCCTTGAAACTTCAGACACATTTATAACTATATCAGTTAATTCTGGTATTTGATCTGGGAAACTTCTAACGTCTTTAAAGTAACTGTTACCACTTACCGTCAACGCACCTTGAAATTTATTGTTAAACACCTTCCCAACTCTCCTACTCTTATATTTAAAAGTCAGGTCTCCTGTACTTGACCTTCTTGACATACCAACCTGTCCTTTCATCAAGTAACCAGTTTTACCTTTTGGGATTGTATAAATAGCCATCAACGTTTGGTTGCTACTCCCCATTATAGCTCTGACTTTTTCATCTTCGCTCGGAACTCCTGCAACTACAGTAGCGTCTGAAACATACACATATACAGTTCCATTTATGTCATTCCCTGCCGCTGCATTGTTTATCATTCTAAATATCCGCCATAGGTTCGTTGGTAAATCTACTGGCGTTCTACCTTGTAAAGTTATTACCTCTTCAACTTCATAACCTTCTTCATCCAATCCATAAACAATTACCTCTTGAGTGTCTAATACACTACTTGACGATATTTTCCCAATGTCTGCGACATCACTAAATATATACTCGCCGCCAAACTCCCAAACGTCTGAAACGTCATCAGTATCAAGAGATGGCGTTATCCCGTACTTGTCCATTTTAGTATATTGTTTCCATTTTCCTTGCGATACTTCCAAAGCAAAAGGTTCTGATATAATTTTATTCCCCATTTCCTGCACCTTCTAGCATTTCCACCAATTCTGATTGGTTTTTATCGCTATAGCCACTTATCCCTCTCTCTTTACATTTTTCTTTTAATTCTTTAACTGTAAACTTTTCTGCCAAACCTTTAACTTCTTCAACTTCTCCCTCTACCTCTTCTATATAACCTAACCTTTTCAATGCTGCTACTTTGTGTAACGGTGCTATTTTAACAACTCCGCCTTTTACCATTTTAAATGTTTGTTTCACACCGCTACCCCCTATGATGTTTTATTATGCGAATATACTCCATCAACTTTGTTTGCTAACTCAAATATATCGTGATACAATCTCATTTGGAACTTGTAAGCGTCTGCGTCTTGATTTACATCAGGAGAGAAAGTTCTCACTTTATCAATTTTTCTGAATGGAACTACTGCTGTTGGATGAACTATTAAAAAGTTTAGATCTCTACCAGTTGTAGCTGTTTTAATATATCCTCCTGCCTCTTGTCCACCAGTTGTTCCATCTAGTAAAGTTATGCTGTTGTAAAATCTTGTTTTAGGGACTTTTACAACTTTCATATTATCATAAAACTCAAAGTTTTTATTTATGTTTTCTCCTTGCTTTAACTCTCTACTAAAATTATCAGATTGTTTTATCAGCTTGTAAACTTCATTTGAAACAAACAAAATTCTATTCTCTTCAGGAACATTTTTATTATCCATAACCTCTACAGCTGCATCTATTGCAGCCTCTACTGTTCCGCTTGTTAAATTAGCCTCTGCACTGTTACCTGCAAATCCGCTCATTGTTGCAAATCTGTAAGCATCTGTTTCAGGGATTACTCTATTTTCCAAGAAGTCTCTAGCAAGTCCGCCAAATCCTAATCCTGCTGTTTCCATATTATCCGCATTGTCAATACTGAACGCTCTCCCTCTGTCTTGCGTTAATTCGTGTGATTGCCAAGTTAAACTAGCATCTCCACCTACAAAACCTGTTGACTTGTCATAGTCCGCTAATCCTTGAGTTGAAATTTTAGGAACTCGTATTGTTTTTGCATCCATTCCCTCTCTTACAAGTGCCGAGTTTGCACCCTCTAATACCGATGTTAATAGTCCAAGACTATAAACAAGGTCTAATTGTGCTACCATTTTTGTGATTGGTATTTGCCATTTTTTATTCCTCCTATTCTTTTATTCCTAGTACGCTGTTAAATTTCTCCATAAATGCACTGTCATCATCTCCGCCAGTTGGTGGATTCCCCTCTGCTGGTATTCCGCTGTTCCCTTTTCCTGCTGGTAGTGTAACTTCTCCAAACCATTCAGGCGTTTGCTCTGTTAAACTTGCGATTAAATCAGTCGCTCCTATTAAGTTATCACCATCTATCGACAATTTGCTAACATCTGCGAGTTTCATTGCCAGATCAAGCTTGTTCGCTTGTATCCCACCTGCTAATAGACTTCTTTGTAATTTGCTTGATATGTTCGCCGCCTTCAATTTACCTTCAACAGCCTCAAGTGCTGCCGCATTTTCAGCTTTCATACCTTCAATCGCTCCACTTTTAATCTTATCAACATTATTATCCTGCCAAGTCTGTAACCCTTTTGTTACTGCCTTGTCAATTTGAGGCTGCAAGTATGTTTTCCCTGCATCAGTTTTTAGGTACTCGTCCACTTGTTCTTGAGTTATAGGTTTATCTTCTGTTTTAAACAATCCCTCTTTAAGTGTGTTCATAACTTTTTCATCTGATTTTATAGCCTCTGATAATTCTGCTCCTGTTACCTCTATTCCTTTAATCTTCATCTTGTTCCCCCTTGCCCTATCCAGTTTTTTAATCCTAGTAGTGCGTTTTATTTTATTCTTTTGTTTCTATTGTTTCTATTGTTAATTCCTCTATATGTTCCACTATATTTTTAACGTTTGTCATTATTGTTTCTTTATCCAAGTTCTCTGATTGCCTTAATAAATTCTGTAACGCTGTTATTAAAAACACCTTTTCAAACTCATTAATCCTTTCTTTCCCTACTTTATCTGTTGTCACTATCATTGTTCCTCCTTAAAAAGTGGATTGTCTTTTATCGTGTCCGCTTCCCACTCTGCAACCTCATCCACCCTAGCTTTCTTTTCTCTTATCTTACTACTTGTTTTTATTATTTCCTGTTTTACTTCTGTACTTTTGTTTTTTATCGTTTTTAAAAGCTTTAGCTCTTCATCAAGCCTTTCTATCTCTCTACCATACCTATTAGCCTTTTGCCTCTCTTTGTAACGCTCCTTGCTATACTCTGTGCGATTATCCTCAAAAGGCTTATTGCTTTTAATTTTATTCTTTTTCTCATTTCCATCATATTGTGGTATGTACGGTATTGCTCTATGTCTACAGTTTGGATGGATCACTCCATATTCAGCATAATTGCCATTATTAATAACGTTTATACTTGGATACTCTTCACTATTTCCGCTTATTGAATAGATCCTATTCTGATAAGGCGAGCAAATTGGGCAACTTGTACTATGATATGATATTTGTATCAAGTCTAATCCAAACTCTAACTGTTGATTTTCTGTTGATTTATTTATAGCACTATCAACATTAGTTCTAACAGCCATTTCAACGTACTTTGTAACGTCCACCATTGCACCATTTTTATATCTAACTTTATTTATCCCACTATTAATAATCTTAGTAACAGATACTTTTACAGCCTCTAGCTCTGTACTCGCTCCTGCTGTATGCAATAAAGAGGCTTGTTTAGTTATCCCTTTTACATTCGCAACTGCATTTTTATGTATTTGGTTAATGCCTTCATTCATATTTTCCATCAATCTCTGTTGCAACTCTTCAACTGCCCCGCTATGTATAGATCTAAACCTTTTATTTTCTGTTACATCTACACCTAACTCCTTTAGATATTGTACCACATTTTTTCTATTTTTTCCATAAACATTTGGAATAACTTTATCAACAAAATCTTTATTATACTTATCTAGTTTTTTCAACTCTTTATTTATAGCAGCTAAAAGTTCTGCATCACTTTCAGCTGCTCCACCACTAATTATCCTTTTACTCACTCTCTCAAAAGCCTGGAAGTAAACCTCTTGTAACATCCTTATATCTTTTTCTACATCCATCATTCATCACCAAAAGTTATCTCATCATTTGCCAATGGTTCAAAACTTTCTCTTTCTTTCTGTTCAAACATCAACCTTTTATACTCCGCCTCTACCTCTTCATCTGTATAAGTTTTTCCAGTTTCTATTTGATAAGCTAATTTTAAAATTTTATTAATGGCGGGTTTCCAGTTTTGCTTTAATGTTTTAACTACCGACAGAGGTCGCATTAACACTTTTTCCAATGCCGCTCCGCTTATAGTCTGTATCCCATCCGATGTAGCACTCAATAAGGCGGCATTTGTTCCAGTTTCTTGATAGATATGCTCCATACACTTCTGCTCTGCAAGTCTATTTTCTTCTAAGCTGCCTTCCCAAGTTATGTAGGCAGGCGGTATATCGTCCTGGTCTACTTCTATATACTTGCCGCTGACTTTAACTTTGCTTTCTCCACTCCCTGCGTCTACTTCTGATATTCTAGCTCCATACATTCCAGGGTCTGCATTTTTATCTAAAATTCTACTTCTCTGTGTAGCTCTTATAGTTATCTCCCTTTCGTTATCAATAAAACTATCAGTGATAAATGCTTCACCAAAAACATTATCATCATTTTCTCTATTCGGGATATTCTGTATCTGATTGTAATTCAAACCAGTTTCCTCTACAATCGTCAAACCGTCAACTTTGTAATTTGTCGGCAATTTTCCTAATCTAGCCTCGTTCCACTCAATCTGCTCTTTTACTACTCCATTTACAACTGCAAAAGCTTTATAATTATTAATGCCTATGTGATATTCAACCACTCTTAACAATTTGACAGTATCTCTTTTGTTACTTAACTTTTTCTTTTCTGCAGAACTTAGCTCTATAAGATGCACTATTTGATGATATTCTATTGCTGTATTATCCTCTAAACTTGTGACAGGTACCCAATACTCACTTGGAATAATAGATAACTTTGCCTTTCTAGCCTCGTCTTCCCAAACTTTTATAATTGCGTCCCCTCTGTAACCTGCCCCAACTTGCCCTAAATGTAGCTTTCTTGAAAAATTAACTCTTTCCGTCCACTCTTTAATCCAATCATTATTTTTTGTGTCTGTTATTCCTAAGCCTTCCGAAAAAAGAAGATCCGCAAACGCATTGCAAACTGGTGCTGTAACATTAACACCTTGTATTACATTTTTATATTTATTTACTAGCATTTCACTGCCTGTCCCTAGCTCTAAATTGCCTACTCTATGTTCTACCCCTGCAAGCTCCAACCTGTTCAATAGTGCCATCATATATACTTCTGATTGCTTCCCTTTGTATAATTTCTTGTTTCTCAAAATTTCCGTTACTCTCGCTGCTACTTCTACCGTCGGAAACTTATCTCCAATGTTAATCCCTCGCATTTATCCTCCTATGTTCCGATTGGTTTCCTACTCGCTCTATCTTTCAAATTAAAATGCCCAAATTTATCTAATGCGTATCTCATAGCGTCCACTGTATGCGGATCTATATTATATTTATCTTCATTTACTTTTCCCGTCCTGTCGTCCTTCGGATGTTCCAAAGTATTAAACTCTCTCCAAACATTCTTGCAGCTCTCTACGATATAAATATTATCAAATCCTTGTAACTTTTTAATGCCATTTTTTACACTCCCCACCCCTTTTTTACAAGGTCTCGCATAAAAACCACCTTTTTTTAGCTCTGCAATAGTCTTTGGTTCTGCTGCGTCACATCTAATTTCCCAGCTGCCTTTTAAGTGTTCTATCCCCTTCATTAGCTCCATATTGGATTGCTTACGCTTATAATACTCGTTATAAATATATAGGTTATTATGTTTCCTATCCACGCAACATTCCACAAGTGCGTTATATGAAGTTACATAACCAAAGTCTAACCCTCTGTAATGTTCCAACCTCTCACGTTGTTTGACACTTTCTAAGGTCTCTGTACTCGTTTCTCTCATTTTCAAGGTTTTTTATCCAAGAAGGGTTTAAAAATATATTGTCTTTGTATGTACTATGATGGTGATATATCCCTCTCTCTTTAATAACTCGCTCTCCATACAACCTTTTCTCATCCAATAAAAAAATTTTCTCCTCTTCATCTTGGAAAAAATTTGTGTATATCCAATGCTGTTTGCTTACTGGATTAGTAGTTATTATAATATGTGTATCTACTCCCGTGTCGCCTCTGCCTCTTCAATCCATACGATAGACACATCTTTAATAGATTTTAACTTTCTTTTGTCGTCCAGCCCCTTGAATAAAAACTTGCTACCGTTTCTACAATGTATCTCCAACGGACTTTTTAGAACTCTAAAGTGGTTATCAAGTCCTAATATATTAATAGCCTCTTTTATATCCTCATAACAACTATCTTTTAAAGTAGCAAAAACCTTTCTCACTACCAGTATTTTTCTTTTTTCTTTTATTGCTTTTATTACCAGTTTAATGGCTGTATTAAAACTCTTACTACTCCCATAACTGCCCAATAAAAAATATTCGTAATGTTCCCAATCTTCTATGTAGTCCAAAAAGTGATTATTAATAGTTACCGTTTTATCCATCACTTGCACCTTTTAAGCTAATATTAACATTGAAGTCTTTCTCTGTTTCTGTCTGTTTATCCCAACCTTCAAGTTTTGCTATTTGCCCTGCTATTGCCGATACGCTTTTCAAGTCCGCCTCTTTTACTCTAAACTCTGAAAACTCCGTGCGACCCTCTATAACCTCTTTAACGCTTATAGGTGTAGCCAATGTACCTAATGCCATATAAAAGGCGTTCTTCAATCCCTCAAGTAGCTCCCCTCTCTCCATAATAGCTTTATCTGTGTGTTTTTTCATCAATTCTCTATACCTTGATACTATGTTGATATTATGAAAAAGCTTGTGTGCCATCCTATCTATACTCGTATCTTTCCACTTTGAAGTATTATAAGAAGCTATATAGGCTTGCCTTTGAGATTTCCCTTTCACTATCTCCTGTATAAATTTTTCTTGTTTTGCGGTCAACTTCGCTTTACCCATCAAATCCACCCCTAAACAATAGCAAGTGCTATAAATCCCCACCTTTTACAACACCCACCACTACATCTAGTGTACTTTTATATTTTTAAACCTTCTTTTTACTAATCTATCTAGCATTAAACTTTCCTACCAATAAATTTAATGTTTGTGTATATTGTTTCTCATCTATTGTACCTGCTTTCAACTGATCGCTAATCCCTTTAAACATCTGAAATTTAACCGTTTTCTCAAGGTCTTTTCCTTCTCCAAATATCCCTATAAACTCCTCTAGTACTCTAGCCTCTCCGATTGTCATTTTCCAAAATACCTGTTCACTGCAAACTCAATAGCTAAGTTTATGCCTTGCTCAAAGCCTTTTTTTAAAACACTTCCACCTTCAACCACGATTCTATCTCTTACCAACTCAAAAACTATACGTTGCTTTCCTATGCCTTTGAATACCGATAACAGCCCATCAACATCTCCGCAACTTAATTTTATACCGTACACTTCTTCAACCTGCTTAATTAAACTTTGTACGCCTTTTTCTCTATTTACTTCTTTATTTACAAACTCCGCTATATTCTCCACATTTTTTACATACTCATTAACTATTTTGTAATGCTCATTTATTACTTCTCCAGTAGCTCCACTAAATACCTCTACTAAAAAACTAGCAATTTTGCTTTTTGTAAATTTAGTTATTACCTCTTTTAACCAATCCAACATATTATACACCTCTCTTTGACAAATTCTCTATAACCGCTTTCTGTTGTTCTATCGTCTTGTTATTTCCAATCACTTACACACCTCATAATCCACACACTCAATCACGTTTTCCACAATCTTTTCCACTTTCCCACAATATGTAGCGTTATCTATAATACGCTGCATACCGTGTAGGCAACTACTACACTTTATTTTTTCATTCATAATATCCTCCATTGTTCTGTTTTTTATTAAAACTTCTTGTTAAATTCTACTCCTGCTCTTAAATCTATCTTTTTTAGATCTGTTATACTAAGTCTATCGCACCGCTGTAGTCCATTTCTTTTAACTTGTCAGCGAATATATCTAGTATCTCGCTTTCTTTCTCTGTTGCTGTTATTTCTCTTGTTTTGTTATTTCTATTTATAAGTTCCACAACTTCGTCTAACAATCTAAATATATTTTTCTTTGTTATCAGTAATTTTAGCGGATATTTTAAATATATAGGTAGTCCATTTAGTTCTTGTTTTACTGTTCCTAAAAATGACTCTAGCTTTATAGCTCCTTCGCCTGCACCGTACTTAGCCTCTACATAATGTGCCGCATTGTTCACTATATTTCTAACTATCTCATTGCCTCTGTACTTATACGCTGCTAAGACACCACCAACTGCAGCAGCCACATAGCTAATATTAATAAACAATTCTGTTTTCATTTCTTTTCACTCTCCACTTTATATTAATTTTTTTATATGCGTTTTATTTGCTTTTTTCAAATCTATCCTAGTTGTCTTATTATTCATAAGACCCAAAATCGCCTGGATCAAATCAAAACATTCATTAGCCAAAATGCTACCGTCTGCAGCCTCTAATTCAACTTTAACCTCCGCTAACTCCTCAAGCACCTTTTCCCATTGTTCTTTTCGTGTCATCCCCTCAACAACTTTCATTTTCGGAAAATGCAACGTTACAACTTCGCACTCCCTTCCGCCTTCTACAGCTGTAGTTTTTATATTCACAACATCATTATTAAGAATTTTCTTTATAACTAAAAATTCCTCTCCATTATGTTTTTCACCCACCTAAATTACCTCCATTAAAGATATATCCTAAAACTAAACTGATTACAGCGATTGCAAACTTACTCCAATGATTTAAAAAAATCTCTGCCATTTTATAACCGCCTTCATTCGCTCTTTTAATATCCGCACTATGATTATTCAGATTCAAAAATGTTTTTAAATCTGCAAAGCTATCATCTAGCTGCGTTGGTATTTGTTTTGATAGTAATTTTAAATTTTCCTCTAATCTATCCATTGCTACTCTTAACGCTTGTATTTCAAAGCCTTTTGTTAGCTCCGACTCTGTCAGATCCCTTATTGAGTTTTCCAAATCTTGGTACTTCATCAATAAATCTTTATCAGTTTCGTCTGATTTTCGCTCTAACTTCTCAATCCTTTTCTCAATATCTATCCTGATATTTTCGACCATTTTTTCAACTTCGCTTTTTTTCAAGGTTATATCCTCTCTAAGATGCCTTATTTCTTTTTCATTGCTCTTGCCTTTCTCACACCCTGCCACATCATCACACCCCTTTATATTCAAAGAGGCACTTGTGGAATAGGCGTGCCTTAACCTATGAGCTTTATACATTCAGTACAACTTACCTACCCTTTTTTCGTCAAGAGTAACGCTCGAATCTTAATGAACAAAACAAATATCAAGCAAGTTACAAAAGAAAAGTTTGTTACTAAAACTCTTGCTCTTCAATGATGTTTTATACACTTTATTATACCACAATTTCACTACATTATCAAATTTTTCCAGCCTTTAAAACTCTTTTTTCTATTGTCACTTCCAACCACCTAAACATCATCACCGCCACCATTGAACTAAACATTGCTCCAAACAAAACCGTTCCCATCGTCATTCTTTATCTCTCCCTTTTTATTTTAGTTGCTATCCAGGGAAAAATATGCTAAATTATAACTGACTAAGTTTTTTCAACATTTTTCCCTAAGGTATCTCCGTTTTGGAGATACTTTTTTTATTTCAATTCAACTTTCAAGATACTTTCAACACCTATTAAATTTATCTTATCCTCTTTCAATAGCCACCCAAGAGCAACTCTTGTTTCATCCGCTTTTAGTTTTGCCTTTCTTTTTAACCTTTTAAATTCTATTGCCTGCCCTTCTTTGTCTAATACCTGCCACAACTTACCCGCATTTACTCCAACTATATTTTTATCCACTTTCAACCACTCCCCTTTTTTTATGTTAAACACATTTTTTGAATACCCATTATAAAGTTGTTCATATATTTAAAACTCGTTTTTACTATTTTAAATTGTTCTTCTGTTATTCTGCCTTT